CCGGGTCCTCTGTGTCGACGGACTCATCGAGTAATGTCTTGCTATCGCCCATCAGCGGCCAGTACGTGGGTATCTCCAGTCACATCGCGGCCACCCAGGCCAACGGGATCACTACCAGCTCCTGCGGGTCTGGCTCATCGGTCACATCCGGGTCCAACGACACCAGAGGAAACATTCACGTGGGGTCGGGCGCCACGGCATGCACGGTGGTTTTCAGTTCCGGCTACCCGACGGCCCCGGTGTGCGTGATAGCCTCCACCAGCACGACAGGCGCGGGTCTGTATATTTCGTCTGTCGCCACCGGTCAGTTCGTGGTAGCTGGTACGGTTATAGCCGGCTCTCATTTTAACTATCAATGCTTTCAATAGGAGAACTTTATGAAGCACTTTCTTGTCGCGTTCCTTTTAGTCATGATGGGTTTCATCATGGAAACAAGTGGGCAGACAGCCAACAAAACCCCAGCTCCAGGTCAGCAGCAGGCGCAGGTCTGCCCGAATCTCGCGTATTGTAACGCGATGCTCACCGTGTATAAGTATCAGCAGTCTCAGTACGACTCCAGGGTCACCGCTCAAGTCACCGCGCTTCAGGCGGCGATCGCGGCTATGCCGAGCCCGAGCCCGTCCCCGACCCCCTAAAGCGCACGTCAACCGAAGAGGTTACCTATGGCATCCGGAAAGAAGATCAAAGACATAGAGGATGAAATGGATGACGCAGCTGTGGCTCCCCGGCCTAAGACCAAAACGCCGGAAGAAATGAAGCAGAATCCTAACGATCTCCTCGAGCCAGAGGTCAGCCAGACCCTCAAAGAGCAGCAGGATAAGCTCGATCGCACGTGGCAGGTGGGCATCGGCGAGCAAGATCACGACAAGGAAACTAAGCCAGCCCTGCCCGGATCCGGCGCGAGCGAGGGACGGGGCTCCCACAAGTGGGGAGTGTACGATAACTCCTAACGCGCCAGCCCTAGACTTATCCACAAATCAGCCGTGTAATTAGGGTCAATGGATGAATATACCGTTGACGAGCTGGTAAAAGACCTAAAACGAATAGCGAAGAGGCTGGATCGACCGCCTCACGACTTCGGAGAGTACCAGGCCTCCGGTGGGAAGTATAAGCACTGGCAGTTCCGGAAGCGCGGTGGCTTCGCAGGCATCATGGTGATGGCGGGTTTCTCCGCGTCGGAGATCACGCTCGCAAAGCTTCGCACCGATAACAAACACCTGCAGGCCAGGATCGCCGCTCTCGAGGGGATCGCCGTGAGCTCGGCGAGGATGCGCGAGATGATCATGGAGATCGACCCGGACTCCATCGAGCCCGACAACGACTGGCTGAAGGGGCCCCAGAAGCCATCCAGGAACCACGGCTTCGCGCAGATGCTCCTGTCGGACATCCACTTCGACGAGGTGGTGAGGCCGGAGCAGATCGGGGGCTGCAATGCTTACAATCGAGAAGTCGCTACCCGACGCCTTAAGAACACTTTTAGAAACGCCGTCAGGGTTCTCAAGAGTCACATGTCTAGTCCCAGTTACGACGGGATCGTCTGTAACCTGGGTGGCGATATGCTTAGCGGAAACATCCACGAGGAGCTTGTCGAGACGAACGAGGCGTGCATCAACGAGTCGATCCTCGCGCTCACGGAGATCCTCGTCGAGGGGATAGGCGGGCTGGCCGACGAGTTCGGAAAGGTGTTCGTCCCATGCGTGACCGGCAACCATGGCCGGATGCACCGGAAGCCTCGCGCCAAGAACAGGGCCTTCGAGAATTTCGAATGGCTAATCTATCAGTACGTGGCGCGTTACTTCAAGAGCGACCCCAGAATAAGTTTTGATATCCCTGACGGGCCGGACTGCGTGTATCCTCTCTATAAGCGCCGCTACCTGTTGACTCACGGGGATCAGTTTCGGGGCGGCGATGGTGTGGGCGGGATCATGGTCCCGATCATGCGAGGGGCATCTAAGAAGTCAGTACGTCAACAAGCCATAGGCTCTCCGTTTGACGTCATTCTCATGGGCCACTGGCACCGCTACATACACACCAACGACATCATCATCAACGGCTCAGTGAAGGGCTACGACGAGTACGCCTCTCAGGGAAACTTCCCATTCGAGCCGCCCCAGCAGGCCCTCTGGGTGGAGCACCCCGAGTATGGCATGACCTTCCGGTGCCCGATCCTATGCGACAAGGGCAAGTAGTGGTCAGGGCTGACGTGATCTCTCAGGATTGCGCCATCAAGCTCCTGACCGGACAGAGCAAGGAGCTGAAGGAGGGTGCCTTCGTCAAGTGGATCCACCCCTACTATTGGCCCGCCCACGCCAAGGACTTTCTCGGGTGCGATTACTTCCATTTAGTCCACTCCCAGTGGGGAATGGGGTTCGTCTACCAAGATTGCCTTCGCCTGGGTTCGTCGCCGTGATAATAATGGGGTGTCCCGTAGCTCAGATGGCAGAGTGCGCGTCGGGTTCATGGCTTGACGGGAGGTCGTGAGTTCGAGTCTCACCGGGACACCATTATAAAAAAAACTTTGTATAGCCCTGATGTTTGTATAGGTTACTGAACTTAAGATACCCCAATGGACGTCATAACTCTCAGATCCCTGCCCTCAGAAGACATCATCAGGCTGAGAAACTCGGCCAAGATCGCGGACTCCCTCGAGAATAAATGGAACGGCAGGTTGGAGCGGGCACTCAACGACGTCACCCGGTCCTATATCAAAAACCTGGACAAGACGGGCAAGGTGATCGAGCCGTCGCTGATCGACGTCTTCTGCGAGCATTTCTTCGACGTCTCGATCAGGGCTATGCGTCACGCCATGGGCGAGACCGAGGAGCACAGTTCGCTCCCCAAGAGCACCGGATTAGCCCTGCCCAAGATCAGGATCCCCACCTCACTGAAAGATTTGATGAGGCTCTACGACCTCTACAGGAAGGGGAAATTCAAGCCAAAGAGGTCCGTCAAGCAGGCGAGGGAAATCCAGAAGCAATATCTCAAGAAGGTCTCCTCGGTGTGGGAGCGCCACTCGGAGGATTTCAGAGCCGGCGACGTCGCGACCCAAGAAATGGTCGTTCGGAAGATCCGTGAAGCCGCTCAGACCACGACGTCGCGGGCAAAGAACATTGTACGCACCGAAACGACGAATTACTATAACAAGGCGCGCAAGGAGTTCTACGACGAGTCGGACGACATCACCCATTATCTTTTCGTGGCTATCCGGGACGCGGCCACGTCTCCCTGGTGCAGCCCCTTGACGACTCATGGGATGCGCGGGAGATCCGGATTGGTCTACGCGAAGAGCGATCCACTGTGCAATAAGGAAAGGCCGGCCTGCCACCCCGGCTGCCGCAGCGAGTTCCTGCCCCTGAACAGGTTGAACCCAGCCCACCTGCGCTTCATCCAGAACCTGAGCATTCAGCGCCGGGAGAACACCTGTTTCCCTTTGCTGAAAGGATGGAAGGCGGCGTAACAGATTCCACTGGTAAGGGCGACTGTCTTCATTTAGGATCAGGGTCATGTCCGTGTCCAAGCTTATTGCCGGCCAGCATTCATGTGTGGGCCATCTCTCCCAAGGCGACTCGACTCCAGCGGAACATCAGGCGGCCCTCGATAAGAAGGCGATGATCGTTTACTGCGGCAAGTTCCAGTCCATGGACGGGGAGGTCGAGATCACCGAGGCGCACTGCGACCAGCTCATCGCCAACCATAACGCTAAGCTCGAGGCTTTCGAGCGATCCGGACAGCGCGACACCGAATTCTTCTCGAAGATGCCGCCCCTGCAGCTGGACCACAGCACCTCGGCGAGGGATACTGTCGGGCGTGTCGCGGGCAAGCTGAGCAAGGGGACCTTTAAGAATCAGGACGGACTTCCCGTGACCTGCGTGAACGCGGACCGAATCGTCGTTCTCGGCAAGGGCAACGTGGAGCACGTGGTGGACGGCCGCTGGGCCAACGTGAGCATCGGCGCGGACCTCGAGGCAGGCGTTCTGAACGAGCTCTCGATCACTCCATTCCCAGCCGCCCCCAATGCCGCACTCCTGTCGAGGAAGCGGATGAACGACTGGAAGACTCACTCCAAGGGGTCCTATAAGGGCTATCCCTACCAGATCGAGACCGACGACAACCAGTTTTTCGGCTACGTCGACAACATCGACTTCCAGGGTGTTGACGCCAAGGCCGTTCTGGAGCAGATTAAGAAGTACATTGACTCCAAGCCGGCCAATCTTGCCGGACCTCCAGGAGAAAAGACGGTCGAGCTTCCGGGAAAAGTGGATGAGGCGAAATGGAGCGAGGCTAAGAAAGCCGCCAAGAAATCCTATCCAGATAAGCCAGAGGACGAGAGCTTCTGGAAGATAGTCACGACGATTTACAAAAACGAGGGTGGTGAGTTCCACTCCGAAGGAGATAAGATGGCTGAGACCAAAGACGAACTGAAGGCCCGACACATGAAAGAGAAGGAGTCTCTCGCTGCCGCCCACACCGACGAGCTGAAGAGCCACAAGCTCGAAGAAGTGAAGGGTAGGCACGAGGAGCAGATGAAGGCCCTCTCTGAGAAGCACGACGCTGAAATGAAGAAACTCGGCGTCGAAGAAGTCAAGAAGGATGAAGCTGGGGATCCAGGAGAAGTTAAAAAGCATACCGACGTCGGCGACGAACCAGAGCTTAAGGCTAAGATGGCCGCGATGCGCCCCAAGCTGGTGACTCTGGCGAAATCCATCAGGTCCGGCGTCAGCTCCGGCCGTCTCGCTGCCCGCGAGCAGATGATCACGGCCAAGGTCGCGCGACTCCGAGCCGGGGCGAAGATGACCCCCGCCGAGCAGAAGAAGATCGACCTCGCCGCGCTTTCGAAGTCCAGCGACTCCGAGCTCGAGGCGTTTTTCAAGGGTTACGAGATCCGCGAGGACGTGATCGACTCACGATTCCACGGCACCACGAAGGCCCTGAGCCTGGCCAATCTTCAGAAGTTCAGCGCGGACACCCGCCTGAAGGTTCTCGAGGCCGAGGCCCGCATGTCCGGCATCGGAGCCCCCATGACCGATGACCAGCGCAAGGACATGGCGGCGGCCGAGTCCCTCCCGATGTCCGACCCGCAGAAGGCTGCCGGCGCCGAGGGCGGATGGGAGCACATGATGAAGCACCTGGCCGGCTTGCTCGGTGAGCACCAGTTCAAGGACGCCGTCCTGGAGCACGTGAAGAAGATGATGGACATGAAGCACTTGGGAGAGATGGCCCCCGAGCATGCCGAAAACACCGAAAAACAAATGTCTGCTCTTGTAAAAGAGTACAACAAACTGCAAACTGAAGTCCAAGACCTCACCGCAATGGTCGGCGAAGCCTTCGGTATTCAGAAAACCGAACTCGAGTAAGGAGATCAAATCATGGGTTCTCAAGACGCACTCTTTAGTGGTTCAATCTTTCGCAAAGACAATCCGATCATCCTTGCGTGCCGGCGTGACCTGGCGGCGTTTATGGGCGCCCGACTCGTTTACAGCGCCTACGACTACATGCCCGGGCAGGCCCTGGTCCGCGTGACCTCCACCGGTCTTTTCGACCGTTGGTCGAACGCTTCCGGCGGCACCTATGACTCTCCTTGCGTTCTGTTCGACCAGGTCACCAACCCTGCTCAGCAGGAGAACAGCGCGGGCGGGACCCTCTCGGGTGTCTCGGGCTCGACGCTGGCAAGGGCTCTCATCAAGGGTATCGTCTACACGGCGAACCTGATCGATGCCGATTCAGGATTTAAAACCGCGCTGAAGTCGATCGACCGTTTCGACTCGGCGGCAACTCAGCTGACCACGTTCTAAGGGGGACAAATGGCCTTATATACAACTCCTGGTAATGAGTTTTTCACTGACGAGTACACTGCGGTGCTCCAGAAACTGGTGTTCGAAGTCGTCAACGACCCGAGCACCTACGAGGGCAGCCGCATCCTTCCGGCGGTGGCTATCCCCGTTAAGAAGATCCGAACCGAAGTCATCGAGGCGACGGGCGGTCTGACCAACGAGCACGTCCGCGGGACCGATGTCCAGTACATCCAGTCCTTCGGCAGCCGCGTCCAGGAGTACATCGCTCCTGAGTACAAGGAAGCGATCCACTACGACGAAGACAAGATTCTGAACTTCCGAGAGCTCGGGCAGAACGACCCTTCGAAGCGCGGCGTTCGCCAGCTCATCAACGAGGACATCAAGCGGCTCAACCGCCGGCTCGAGGCCCGAATTGAGAAGCTCCGATGGGATAACATCTTCCTGGGTGGATTCGTCTACCAGGGCAAGACGTTCTCCTTCGGGATCCCCGCCTTCAACCAGGCGACCCCGATCACGGGTCTCTGGTCGACGGACGGAATCAGCGCGAACAACTCCGCCAACCCTTTGATCGACATCCGGTACTGGCTCGAGGGCGGCCTCAGCAAGTTCCGTAAGTACTCGATCATCCGCATGATCATGAACCCCAACACCGCTCGCTGGATCCTGGACAACGCGAACACGCGCTCGTTCCTGACCAGCTTCGGCGCCAACCCGCTCCTGGGTGAGTACACGGTTCAGAAGGTGCTCGGTCTCCTGATCCCGGGTGCTCCCGAGGTCCGGATCTACAAGGGCTGGTATCAGACTGAGGCCATCGGCACGGGGACCACGTCCTCGGGCGGGTCTCCCGCTCCCGGACAGATCACGGTTTCCGACGGCATCTACTTCATCCCAGACGGCGCCATCTTCTTTGAAGCCGCGCTGCCTGGCGGGGATAAGATCGGCGAGTTCGTGGAGGGTATCCACCTCGCCACGGGCACGGTCGACAGCCCTGGCTACGGTAAGTTCATCGTTCCCGAGGAGTGCATCGCTCCCGGCACGAAGGGCGGACCCGGAAACCCCTATATCGACATCGTGGCCGGCCTGCGCGGCGGCGTGAAGCTCGATCGCGCATTCGACGTCCTGACGGCCTCGGTCGTGGCATCTCTGCCAGTCCTGGCTAACCTGACGTCCGGCAACAGTCTCTAAGTGTGAATGGCGCAACGGGGGCGAGGGCTAGGAGCCTTTGTCCCCGTTGTTTTTTAAAACAACCCCCGAAAGGACCCCGACAATGGAAACCCCGACGACCGATACGAACCCACCCGACCAGAAGCCCCCCACGGATAAGCTCGTGAACCCGCCCAAGAACCAGACCCACATGGTGGCCCCGCAGAAGAAGGGGCAGAAGTCCTATAAGCTGGTGGTGATGCGCCCGTTCCAGCTGGGCGAGGTGGAATACAAGGACGGCCGCGTCTCGAAGGACTCCACCCGGATGACGAAGGTCGGCGAGATCGTCGAAGTGCCCCGGGCCAAGGCCAAGGAGCTCTGCGGCAAGATCAACGGCAGCTACGCCTTCTCGGGCGAGCGCTATAACGCCGACAAGGACATCCCGAGGCATGACCTGAGCCTCGCGCGACTGGCGACAGAGAAGGATTATTTCGAGGCAAAACCGCTCACCCCGATGGAAGACGACATCTTCGCAGAATAGGTCCCGTGGGCTATTCGGGGAGTTCGCTGGATCTGGGGATGCCTCGGGAGAAATCTCGGGGCGTTTCCGTTTAAGGGGGATAGATGGGTCAGTATTGCTCAGTCAAGAACGTGCAGGAGAGGCTCCAGGGCAAGGTGAAGTTCAACGAGCCAGGCGGCACCGACCCGAACAAGATGACGCTGGACCTCCTGAACCAGCTGATCTCCGAGGGCGAGAGCCAGCTCGAGATCGACCTGATGGACCGCTACGACCTGCCCTTCAAGCGGTGGGACGACGCCCCGTTCAGCCAGCTCTTCCCGAGCACGCTCTTCATGATCAAGAACCTGGCCGAGATGATCTCGGTGATCCGGGTGCTGGAGACCGACTTCGGGCGCGGCACGTCCGTGAACGCGGACAAGTACACAGAAAAGCTTCAGAAGCGCTATGACGGCGTTATCGACATGCTCATGGAGAAACAGGAAGAGACCAAGAACACCTCACGTCAGTGGAAGCGTCGGCCCCTTGATGGTCTCAAGGTGGCCTATAATAATCAGGGCGACAACGGCTTCAGGGGCCGCGCCTTCAACACGTCCAAGCGCCATGACTCCGCGGACTACGCCCAGCACCAGCAGAACCACCCGGACCTGAACATCTGGAACGGCGTAGGCCTGGGCCGAGAGGACGGGGACGGCGATGGCCGATAACCTCGTCGCGATCGACTTCCGGATGCCCGACTACCTGGAGCGTTATAGGCAGCACTTCAGGCGGATCCTCGTCGGGATCGCGTCGGACATCCAGACCAACAGGGGCCTGCTGTTCGACGCCGAGGGCGCGTATAACGGGCATAACAAGTGGCAGAACCTGGCGAGCGGGAAGAACCTCAAGAAGGCGAAGAACGGGCTCCAGGTCCGACAGATCCTCAGGAAGACCGGGACGCTGAAGAACTCGATCGGCCCGGACAACCCCGACGGGTCCCCCGGTAAGGAGGGGTACGTGCGCTTCGAGGGGGACTTCAAAAACGCCGTGGTGAAGGTCGGGACCAACGTGGCGTATGCCCGGATCCACAACGAGGGCGGGACCATCCAGCACCCGGGCACCGACAACGGATTCGGCAGGGGGATCAAGATCAAGGCCCACGCCATCAGGATCCCGAAGAGAAACTTCACCGACTGGAACGACGCGGACGCCAAGAATATGAAGCTGTTTCTGAAGAACATGTTGGACGTGCTCAATGGAAGATAAGCTCGACCGGATGACCCCGCAGCTCTTCAAGGACGGACCCGGGGAGCACCTCGCCATGCAGGTCGCCCTCGCGATCAAGAACGAGCGCCACTTCCGGATGGTGTTCGGGGAGGCCGTCGACGACTACGACCGCGAGGACTACTCCATGAGGGACCTGCCCGCACTGCGGGTTTATAATCCGGGGTACCGCAAGGAACACGAGTCGCACTACATCAACGGGAACCTCAATATGGACGTGATCCTGCCCGCGTCAATTCGACGGGTGGAGACCGAGGACATCCCCAGCCGCATCGCGACGGCGCTCCTCCAGCAGTTTCGGAGGCCGGGCTTCTTCGAGCGCATGGTCCAGGCCGTTCCCGGATTGAACGAGTTGGGTAAGGTCTTCGAGGTCGATAAGAACCTGACCTTTCAGAACACGCAGATGAACGACGAATGCCCGGTCGTGAAGATAGTCCTGAATTTTCGTATAGACCTGAAGGCATGGGACGCGTATCTTGAAGAGCAAGGCAGGACCAAGGGTGAACCATTCGACGTCGTACTCGAGGATCTCAAGTTGATCGCCACCACGATCCAGGGCATAGACGACGATGCGAGCGTGAAGATCACCCTTCCAGGCCAACCAGTTAAAGTCGGGGGACAATAAAAATGGGCTTAACTACGATTCCAATTCAGAAGACACCCGGAAATCCTACGCAGATCACCTACGCCCCCAACACGGGCATCCCGGGGACGATCCCGCCTCTCGTGGTCATCGGCCACCAGGGCGCGACGGGGGGAATGCTGGCCGGGTCCGCATCCGGGGCCAACTACGTCCCCGTTCCGATCGTCAACATCGCCTCTCTGCCGGCCGCTTCTGGTGAGGTTCAGGGCTACTTCGGGAACGGGTCCGAGCTCGCCAAGATGGTCATCGCCGCGATCGCCGCGAACACCGGGACCGGAAACTACGTCAACATCATCGCCATCCCGCTCGCGTCCACGGACACGGCGTGGGGGTCGTCCGGTGAGGCCCTCACGGCGCTCGACAAGCTCGGATGCGAGTACGTGGCCTCCTGCTACGACGCGCAGACGTCCATGTCGAACAACACGGCGCTCATCAACGAGGTGTCCACGATGAGCCAGGCGAACCGCACGACCAACGGTCAGTTCGGGTCCATCGCCGTCGCGGTCAACCAGAGCGTGACTCTGCCTTCGACCCTGAATCCTTACAACTCTGCCTACCTCTCCCCTCAGTGGTTCAGGAACAGCGCCCCGACGCAGCTCGTGGGCGAGATCGCGGCTGCTGTGGCCGCTCAATTGAATGGGCTGCAGACTCCCTTCAACCCGGTGAACGGCCTCGTGCTGCCCTACACCAATGGCCCCGCCATGCCGAGCGACGCAATCAGCATCGGATTCGGTCTCGAGTCCGAGACCGCTCTGAAACTGGGATGGGCGCCCCTCAAGGTGCTCAAGAACGGTCAAGTCGCTCAGGTGCGGTCCGTGACCAGCCTCATCCTCGAGTCGGATGACGTCACCCCCGTGGTGGATTACTTCGACTGCCAGGACCTGATGGTGCTCTACTTCTGGAGGCAGACGCTCGCGGCCCGGTACGCTCAGCCGGACTTCGCCCAGGCCAAGGCGTCCGGCACCGAGGCGGCCCTCCTCCTGTCCGAGGTGGTTCGACTGGCCGGCGTCTTCCAGGATAACGGGATGTTCCAGGGCGTGGATAACTCGGCGAGGAACTTCGTCGTGCAGAGGAACCAGTCTGACCGCACCCGGTTCGACGTATTGACCCCCGTGGACGTGGTCCCGATCCTGGCCGTAATCGCAACGAACGTTCAAGCCGGCACTTTCGCCGACGCATTGACTTTGTAAGGAGACTGACGAATGGCAACCCTATACGCAGACCGAGCCTTTCTCTCCGTCAACGGAGCTAAGATCGTCGACCTGCAGTCGATGAACCTGAATAACAACTACAACGCGAAGGCCGTCCCGAACATGACGACCGACGGCTACAACACCGGATTCGTCCAGGGGAACCACGACATCGACATCGACTTCGAGGTCGCGATCGAGAACGCGCTGGCCTCCCCGAAGATCGAGGAGATCGACTTCGGAGCCAACAGCGTCCAGCTGAACGTCATGGTCGGGGCCGACCAGTACGTCGCCCAGGGCCTTTTCCGGAAGACGTCGAAGACCTCGGCCGCCGGCATCGGGCAGGAGGCGAAGAAGAGCTGGACCTTCGGGGCGCTCAGGCTCACGGACGTGGTCGGTAACTCGATCCTATTCCCCCTGACCCTGTCGCTCCAGTCGAGCTAGCCGATGTCCACCCCGACAGCGCCAGCTAACGAATACCCCAACAGGGACCTCATCCGACATGGGATCAACTTCAGGTTCGACATCAAGCTGAGAAAGCTGTCGCTGAACGTGCGGCCGCTCTCGACGATGGAGGAGGACAGCATCTCCCAGTCGGTGCTCGACGACCTGGAGAAGCTCCCCGAGCATAAGCGCACGTCGCTGAAGCAGTCGGCGCTCCTCAGCATTAAGAAGCTCGAGATGGCCCAGACCTCGGACATCAACATGAAGGACTCGAAGATGACTGCGGTCGAGCTCCAGACGCTCACGCCGGGCGAGCTGCAGTTCCTTTTCAAGGAGTACATCGCCGGCTGCGACAAGGTGAACCCCAAGATCGAGAGCTTCTCCCAGGAGGAGCTCGCAAAGTGGGTGGACCATCTAAAAAAAAATTCCAGCGAGGCGGAGACGACGCTGATCGAATCGTCTTTCTACACACTGGTCGGACTCTGTCTCCACTTACTGACGCAGCCAGAGTCACCCGAGGCCAGTTGACCTGGATCGCGGTCCATTCTATGGTTTCAGGAGAGAGAAATATTCTTTAAGGAGATCGGATGTCCGGCGTAGAAGTTGAAGTCCAATCACAGCTCGCCAAGATCGTCCAGGACCTCGAGAACATCAAGAAGGCCTCCGAGGACGTCTCCAATACACTTAAGGGTACAGGCGAGAACGTCGGAAAGGCCGTGGATAACCAGACCAAGAAGGTTCAGAACTCCCTGGAGCAACTGAAGAACTTCGGCCGTCGGGTTGCCGACCAGCTCAAGCAGGACTTCATGGCGATGGGGTCCGTCGCCTCACTGGGCGCCGGGATGAAGCTCTCGTCCCAGTTCAGCGGGTCCGTGAAGGAGGCCGTAAACCTGTCGGATACGGTCAGGAAGCTGGGGTCTGTCTTCGGCATTGCCCGGTCGGAATTCGCGGGCTTTCAGTCGATGCTATCCAAGGGTTTCGGCGACATCGGCGCATCCTCCACGGCCGCCGCAAACGCCATTACTGGGCTTTCCCAGACCGGGGTGCGGGGTCAGGGCAATCTCGTGGCTTACGCCAAGACGGCGGCCCAGCTGGCCTCTATTGGCGGGCAGCAGGGGCAGGAGGGCGACATCGCCAAGGGGATGACCGGCGTCATCTCGGCCAGGGGCGGAAACGTCAACGACATGAAGAGCCAGGAGGCGGTGAGTCGAGAGATCCTCCAGATCCGCAACGCCACGGGCGCCTCCATCACGGACATCACGAAGTCGTTGACCGGGATGTATGGGGGGTCGAACCAGAGCTTCCAGAAACGGCTCGCAGGAGGCGGATCCACCACTCTGGCGACCGCCGCCATGATGGCCCCAGGATCGACCGCTTTCATCGAAAATTACCTCAAGCAGGGTAAATATGAGAGCGCCGGGACCCAGGCCAGGGGCATGGGCAACATCCTCGGTAAGAACGGGGAGATCGACAACAAGCAGATTCAGGCGATCATGGGCCAGGCGAAGAGCGCCGGCGGCGGGGACGTGCAGCAGGGCCTCAAGAGCGCCTTCGGGATGTCCACCGAGGAGGCCCAGGGGTTCATCCGCCTCTCCGAGGTGATGAACAAGTCCGGGGACGCCATCAACGGCGCACACAAGTCCATGACCAACATCAACAAGGAGTTTCAGGAGACCCGGAGCCTCGGCGACTCCTTCAGGGCTAACGTCAACAAGGTCAAGGGGCTCATGGCCCCAGGCATCGGCGGGCTCACCCAAGGTGCCACTGACCTGCTGGGCAAGGCCAGCCAGACCACGGGCGGTGCTGTCGCCACGACAGCGGGAGCGGGACTTCTCGCCGCAGTTCTCACGGGCGGGGGACTCAGGGGAATCGGCGGACTGCTCGGCGGCGAAGCCAAGTCCAGGGCGATCGAGGCCGCCACGGGAGAGAAGGTTCAGAAGGTCGAGGTCATCAACTTCCCCGGCGGATTCGGATCGGTCCCGAGCGCGGCCAGCGGGATCGGCGGATTCCTCGGCAAGGCTGGGCTCGTGGGCGCAGCCGGGGCAGCGGGCTACGGGGTCGGGACCGTTGCGAACATGGGCTTGGATAAGTTCACGCAGGGCAAGACCTCCGAGGGCTTCCAGGGCAACGCCATGGAGAGGCTGTTCTTCAAGCTCGACCAGCTCATCGGTGGCGAGTCAGCCAAGGCTATCAACGCCGGTAACCGCGTGGGCGTCGACGTGCACATCAAAGAGAAGCCGAAGACCTTCCAGACGACGGCCAGGCCGAGCAGGGGAACCAGTCAATGAGCCTCAATCTAAATAACCCGGCCGACTTCGCGACCGCCACTCTGTCGAACCTATCGACGGCCCTCTCAAATCTGCTGGGGTCCAGCCAGTGGAGCATCCAGGAGGCGGCCTACGGAGTGGATCCGAACAACCTAGTTCTTTTCCACGTGTTCAAGACCAATGAGAACTACACGGCGGCGCTCGATCAGGTCCAGGACGTCATCTCTCGCCGGGTGCCCGAGTATAAGTTCCCTTACGTCGATGGGCAGGGGACGGACGACCTGGGCCGTGAAGCGTCAACCTACGAGTTCGACGCCATCATTCATGGGCCGAATTATTATAACGCGTACGTCCGACTGATCAACGAGCTGAATAAGCCCTTCCAGGGGACACTGCGCCATCCCGTAAACGGGCTGATCACCGTCAAGTTCACCGGCGGCCGCGTGACTCATCGATCCAAGGAACGGCAGGCCGTGATCCTCCACATGACCTTCGTGGAGAGCAACGTAAACATCTCCCTGACCACCACTAAACCCACTCTGAAGACCACGCTGGCGAACGCCGCCGCCTTCCTGTCGTCCGTGGCAAGCCAGATCACGCAGGTCCAGGGTTACGCGGCGGTCGCATCGAGCGCCCTCCTGGCCGCGAACGCCACGATCGCCTCCTTCTCCGCAGGCTTCACGAGCTTTCTTGTTTCTCTCAACACCAGCTTCAACAATGGGACATCCGCGGACCTTCCTGGGTTGCTGCCAGCGAACTCTGCCGCCGGGACCACGTCCTTCCCGGTCGCCACGGCCACCACGGGTGTCTACGCGGACCTGACGCCGGCGGAGATTCAGGCTCAGACGACCGCCCCGGTGAGCGCGGCTCAGGCCCAGATCCTGCTCAGCGATTTGGTGACCAGCGCGAACGCCACGATCGCCGCCATCGAGGGCATCAGCGGGGGTCAGGGCGCACTGATTTATTATGACACCACGAATAATATCCGGCAGTCTATCCAGGCCGCTAAGAGCGCCCTCCTGCTCTGCCTGCAAACGTCCAACTCCCTGGTCACGAGTTACACGGTGCCGGTGCTCATGTCGATCCGGGAGGTCTGCTTCGCTAACAACATCCCCGTCGATAACAGCCAGGACGTGCTCACGATGAACCCGGGCCTCCTCTCGGCCAACTATATTCCGCAGGGGACTGTCCTGCAGATCCCGAGCGCCTGATGAGCCAGCTCTCGGACTTCATCGTCAAGAACGGGCGGTCGCCCCAGATCAGCCTGGTGATCACGCCCCTGAATGGCGGGCCCCAGGTTAACCTCACCAACTTCATGTCGTACCATTTCACCGACTCGATCCTCATCCCCATCAACCAGTTCCAGTTCACTTTCACGCTGCCCTCCGTGCCCGGCAGCATCGATAACTACGTCAACGAGGGCGACATCGCGGAGCTTTACGCGGGGGAGTTTCTCGTCTCGACGGGCCTCATCGATGCCATCACGGTGGAGACGACCTTCGAGGGCGACATCATCACCGTGATCGGCAGGAGCCTGATCGGCCAGCTCGAGGACCAGAGCGCCGTGAACATCCAGAATAAGCCCATGTTCGGCAACCACGTCCCGCTGGCTACGGCGGTGGGGTCGATGATCCAGTTCACTCGGATACGTGGCCTCGGGAATCAGGCCGCCCCCACAGGCAACTTCCTCTTCGCGACCGAGCCAGGGGAGACCAAGCTGTCCGCCCTCACCCGCTTCATCGAGCCGCTGAACTGCGTGATCTGGAGCAGCAACGACGGTTACCTCATCGTCGGCAGGCCCAACATGGGTCAGGCCCCGTCCGGATCCCTGGTCATGGACCGGACTAATAGGACCTCGAACGTTACCAGCATGAAGGTCACGCGGGCCTCGACTCAGATCCCGAACATCATACTGGCTCTGTGGACCGGGCAGGAAACCGTTCAGGCTAATGTCCCTCAGCAGGCCGTGAATAACCCCGCTGACGGCCCGTCAACACTGCGCCGGCAGGGGCACAAGGTCCAGAAGTGCGTCGTAGTGTCCACGCCTTCCGGGAGCGACCCGCAGTCCCTCTCCGACGCGAACGCCTTCAATGCATACGGGTCCAACATTATGCAGGCCTACGCCCTCAGGGAGATCGCCGGGGCTAACGTCAACGAAGTGCAGGTCCAGGCGAACATGAAGGGCCACTTCAACGACGACCTGGAGCCGTTCATGATCGACCGAGTTTACTCCGTCAATTACGACCGCGGTGGGGTCGACGAGGCGATGTATCTTTTCGAGGTGGAGTACTCTCTCAACGACCTGAAGACCGGTCCTCAGAGTTCCCTGCACCTCTGCAGGCTCGGGACCATCGTCGCAGGGGCCCGACAGAAACCCGTGACGACAATCTTTACCGACTCGGGTAAGCTACCCACGCTATGACCGAGTCCGACATCATCAAGCTGATCAACGCGCAGGTTAAAAAGCAGCTCAACGTCATCCTGTCCGGACAGTCCGGAAACGCAGCGGACGACGGCCATGGAAACTATTCCGAGGACATCCAGAACATGTTCACTGGGATGGACGGCATCACGTCCAGGCCGGTGTCCCATCCCTACGGGTTCGCCTCCAAGGCCCCCGACGGTACGACTCAGGTCACCGCCAAGCAGGGGGACCACACGGGGAACAGGCTGGTCATCGGGCACCGCGCCGCCGACCGTCCGTCGGATCTGGGTGACGGCGAGACCTGCGTCTACTCGAGCTCAGGATATAGGATAGTCTGGAAGCAGGGCAGCATTATGATCGGTAAGGGGACCCAGCTGGAGCCCCTGATCCTCGGGCAAACCCTGAACACGTTCCTCACGAGCCTCCTGACCGATATCATCGCCCACACACACGCCTCACCCGGCGCTCCGCCCACGAATATCGCCGACTTCCAGCAATTGCTGACAAACACGCTCAATGCGAATAAGATCTTGGTTGAAGACGGAGGCGGAGAGTAATGGCGATGGTCGGCGACGCCCTCGGGGCTGCCATTCAGGCTAAGATCCAGGCTATCCCTGGGATCAGCATCACCAAGCCGGACGAGCTGACCGCTTTCTGTAACGCGCTCGGGGAGGCAATAGTGACCTACATTCAGGCCAACGCGGTAGTTGAGACGGAGGACACCGTCGTGATTCCCGTCACGTCCGCGACAGGCCTTCCCAGCAACGGTACCGGCACCGGGGTGGGGTTCATTCTATGAGCTCGTGGATGATCGATCCCGCAACCGGCGATTACCTGATGCAGAACGGATCTCCGATCAGCAGCGACTCGCTCGACAACCCCGCCTACTACCGCATCAGGATCCACCGCTTGAAATGGATGTACGCCCCTGATACAAATTACGGGTCCGATCTCTACACTCTCGAGAAGAAGGAAGGGAACGCCGCACTCAACATGATCACGACCGCGCTGCAGCCCATGGTGGACGACGGGAGAGCCCTGGGTGTCGACCCGGAGTTCGTCACTCCTCAGCCGTCCTCCCGGAACGAGGCCGCGATCAGCGTGGAAATAACCGACGCTCAGGGCATTCAGCAGAACCTGACCCTCCCACCTGTAGGAAACTGATATGGCGGCACCCACACTTAAGACACCCTCGCAGATCCAGCAGGACTACCTCATCTATCTCGCCGGCCAGAAGCAGGGCATCAACACGGCCCAGCAGGACTCCGACTGGTGGATCCGCGGAGCGGTTGTTGGTGGTGTCGTGGCGGGTGTGTACGCCGACAACCTCATGATCTCAAATGACGCCTTCCCACAGAGAGCCCGCGCAGCCGCCCTCGCTAACTGGCTGCAGACCATCTTCGGACCGGACCCTGTGAATGGAAACTTTCTTCCGGCGACGTCGTCGAACGGGTATGCCAGCGTGACAGGTAACCCCGGGCAGATCCTCTCGGCCGGCCTGCAGGTGGTCTACGCGCCCAACGGAAACACCTATGGCGTCTCCGTCAACACGCAGCTGGACCCCATCGCCGGCACCGGTCTCGTCCCGTTCACGTCGATAGCCACTGGGCAGTCCCAGAATCTCCTCCCCTTCACCGTCCTTAACTTCCCTTCTCCGCCCGCTGGACTGAACTCGACTGCCGTGGTCTCCGCGAGCGGCTTCGCTGACGCCACGGATCCCGAGTCCGTGCCGGCCGCGGCCTCCCGGGTGCTCACCCGCATGAGGAATGGAATTACGATTGGCCGTAAGACCGACTACGAGCAGTACGCCAAGCTCGCCAGCCCGTCCGTGGTCACGGCGCTCGCTGTGCCCCACTGGAACGGCCCAGGGACGGTCGGGGTTTACATCACGTCGGGCACCACCGACATCGACACCGCCCTGGATAACAACCTTCCCATCAGCCTGCTGCCGTCCCCTCAGCTGATCGCGACCGTGCTCAACTTCCTCCTCGTTAACTACACCGTGCTGACCGACGACCTCTCGGTCCTGTCCCCGGTGGAGGTCCCCATCTCCGTCACCGGATTCGTCAGCTACAACAGCGGAACGGGCGCGACGATCCCCTCCAACGAGACGCTCACTCAGGCCGATCTCGTCATCAGGGAGATTCAGCGGGCGATCTATAAAACCCCCGTGGGCGGCAGGCAGATCGCCGGCAGCGGCGGCTTTGTTTTCGCCTCTGACATAGAGCAGACCATCGACATCGCGCTCTCCGACGAGCCATTTGAGACGGGCGGCACCGACCCGATCCTCAGCGATCGAGGCATATATAACCTGTCCGCCACAGGGAGGAACATATCCGTCGCCCCTAACCAGATCCCCGTGCCCGGGACAATCGTTTTGATAACGGTGTGAGATGCCTCTATTCCTAGGAGCACAGGACCTCTACCGCATTCTCCAGAGGGAGCTGCCTCCCGACGACGTCTATCCAGACTCGGGGTCCCCGTCCGCTTTTTTCGCCACCTCCGATAACTTCGCCATAGCGAAAGTCCTGAGCGACTACTACACCGGCCCGCAGCAGCAGACGTATAACAACGAGTTCGCCATCACCGCCACGGGCGCGAACGGTCGCCTCTCCGATCACGAGATCATGTGGCTGGGCGCCCCACTGGATCAGACCCAGTACACCGTGGCCGAGCGCCTGGCCCTGGTGCTGGCGCAGATCCGTTTTCAGCCGGCGCCGACCCTCTGGAACATCCTCACGCTTGCCCTGACATTCGTGCCCCCTGGAGTCAGGGTGGGCATCGTCCCGTACTACTCGGCCATGCCCTTCGTCTATAACGTCCGGATCTACGAGTACACGATGACCCCGCAGGCCCTCATTGCCCTGACGATCGCTCTCACGGCCGCTGGACCCGCCCGGTCGCCCTTTGTCATCAGCCAGAACGTGAACCTGGCGACCTACAACCTCAACTGGTATCTGCCGAACGCCAGCCAAGCGTCCCTGGTCCAGAACGCCTACGTTGACCCCTCCGGGTCGCCGATCACCGGCTATACCGGAGTGGTGGACTTCAACACCAATGAGTCATTTGAAATCACCGACCAGCAAGGTAATATCTTGACAGACCAGATGGGTAACGCAATTGTGACTCAGTCCGGGCCTGAGACGATCATAACTCAGGGCGGAGATAACATAGACACCCAAGGGGGAGACGACATTGTCACTAATCAATAGACTCACACTGCTGCTTTTACTTTTCACCGGTGCCGCCAACGCGGGCACCGTGGAGATCACGGCGCTGCCGCTGGGCAGTGCGGCTACGACGACGAACGCCGATGTGTTCCCCTTTGTCGATGTCACGGCCAACGCCACTCAGAAGATGACCCTGTGGGACCTGATCAATCTCCCTCCGATAGTCGCGACCTACGCGCCCATTAATAACCCGACCTTCACCGGCACCACGGCCGGGTTAAATGGAAGTGGCGCGAACCTCACTGAGCTGAACGGTTCGAACGTTGGGTCTGGCATTGTTTCCCAGCTATTTGGCGGCACTGGCGTAGCTAGTACCTCCCTTCACACTCACGGGGTGCCCCTTGCGGAGGGGTCATCGCCTTATTCATCGGCAGCGGCCGGCGCGACGGGCACGGCTCTGTGTGGAAACGGCGTCAGCGCTGACCCCAGCTTCTGCAGTGTCGTTTTGAATCCCATGACCGGAAACGGGGACATGATTTACGGCGCGGCCAGCGGGACGGCGTCGCGACTGCCGGCCCCGACCCCCTCGTCTTATGCTGATATTTTGACGTACCCCAGCCCAGGACCCACTCCCTCTCCCGTTTGGAACATACTCCCGGGCAACACAGCCGTCCTTGCTGTTCCAGCGATGGGCAACCTCCTCACGACCGGATCGACCTCCGGTTATCTATTCGTGGTGAGCCCTGCGAATGCCACAGTCGGCGCTACCTATACGAATAATTCGGCCACTTTTACAGTTTTGACGACGATCTCGTCCGGGTCCTTTCTTTTCACCTCGATCACCAGCGGATCGCCGCTATCCAGCGGAACCCTCACAAAGACCGGCGGAACCGGTGACACCTCGATCACCTTCAGCTCAGAGCAAGTTCTGGCGACCTTCGCAGCACCCGCGGGGCCCAACCCTCTCATGCTTCATGTTAAGTTCGTCGCAGCCGGCGGCGGGGGCAGCGAAGGGGGCGCGACCCTGACGACCAGTGCCAACCCGGGAGGCGTTTCTGGACTTTCATGCGGGGTCAACTCCTTCGTCGGCACCGGCGGTGGCGCTGGGACCCAGAATGGCGGCGGCGCTGGCGGCGGCCTGGAGCCCTCGGTCCTTCCTGCGGGGGTCTTCGGCGAGTGCACCTCCGGAAGCGGGGGCGGGGCCCCTGGCTTCACCCAGGGAGTAGACGCGAGTGCAGTCGGCGGCGGCGTCGGGGCATCCTCGATCTATGGCGGCGGGGGACAGTCTTACGATAACAACACGACCGGTGGAAGTGCGGCCACCAACTCCGGATCCGGCGGCGGCGGCGGCGGTAATAACGGTTCTGCCAGCTCCTCATCGGGCGGCGGCGGCGGTTCGGGCGCACACTGCGATTTGTATATCCCCACTGGGACGACCGCGTTTTCTAAGACCTGCTACTATACAATCGGCCTCGGGGGCGTCGGAGGTACGGGATCCGCCAACGGCGGTCCTGGGGCCGACGGTCGCGTGGACTACTGGTGGAGCTACCAATGAAGTCCCTGATGATTTTATTGATATTGACGCTCAGCTCGTGCTCATCGGCTAAGCTGAAGAAGTGCCAGCCGTCGGTGGATCCGACGCTGATGCAGTGCTCTAAGCGGGTCCAGGGTCAGTACTACATGTGCGAGAAACCGGTGGGGGTCCTCTCCTGCCAGGACCCGCAGTAACGGAGGTTTTGTGATGAATAAGCTTTCCCCTGACCTCTGGATCCAGTGGAGGATCATGGCCGCTACATGGCTCGGCCTGCTGGGGTGCTTCTTTGCCTCGATCGACTCCAGGTATACGCACGCGGACGTGACCGCCGAACGGGTTATTAAGCGCGCCGTCATTGACGCCGAGGTCCGGGATGAGCTAAGGGGTATGCATGAGGAGATCAACCAAATCTATATGAAGATGATCCCAGAGGCAGAAAGGCACCACGGGCCATGAATCTCACGCTCTCCAGGATTGGTGCGAACGATCACGGCGTCTTCAGCGTCTTGGAGGATGAGGACGGGCAGACCCTGAGCTGCTGCCTGGAGCACGCCTTCGCCGCCGGAAGTGATGGCTTCATCCCCAAGGTTCCACGTGGAACGTATACCTGCGTCCGAGGAGTTCACAAGCTCTCAGACCTGATCCCATTTACGACCTTCGAGATCACCGGGGTCCCGAACTTCATGGGCTCTCCTGTGACCGGCATTCTGTTCCACGTCGGGAACTATAACGGGGACTCGGAGGGCTGCGTGCTCGTCGGCCATGCCTTTCAGGGCAACCCCATGGGTTCCCTTCTAAACAGCCGCGAGGCCTTCGGTCAACTCATGTCAAAGCTGGACGGCCTGGACGAGTTCCAACTCACTGTCGCTTGACCTTCTCGACTTTTAATGAAAGATTCAGGCCTGAACGTTCAACCTCAAGGAGAATGATATGGCAAAGACTGTGAATTTAGGACCCCTGGCTCTTGGTATCGGCATCGTAAGCGGCGTCGCTCAGGTGACGGCCGACGTTGATTTGACCGGCTCTCTCGGCGGCGGGAGCGCCGCTGGGGTAGTGACGGGTAAAGTCGGACTGCACGCCGAAGGAGACGTCAGCTCGCAGCAGCTGGCTGACCTGGCCGTCACGGCTCTCGAAGCGGCATTCCCGGCGGCCACCGCGCTGCTGGAAATGGTGCGTTCAGGGGTGGATGCCGAGATCCAGAAGCTCACCGTTTAATCGATGACGACCTCAGCCTTCCCAGCCCTCACCGAAGCGGAGCAGGTCTTTAAGGACCTGATCTGGAACCCGATGATCTTCGCGGGGGAGAACTGGATCGAGGCTGAGGTCCCGTTTCTGGACCTTCCCGTCATCAAGCAGCTGGACGAGGCCACCCTCAACGCCGTGACGGACGCCATCTTCTCCTACGTCTGCGAGACGGTGGATATCGCCGCGATCCAGCTCAGTAACGCCGCGGCCCAGTCCGCATATGAATCCGCCTCGGAAAACCTGGTCGTAGTCGCCACCGAAAAGGGAGTCACCTCCGATGAATATAAAACGGCTCTTGCGCAAGAACTTCAGGCTCTGGCTGCTTTCGGTCACCTGGCTGGCGGCTAGCAGCTGCGTTACGGAGATTGAAGCACCTTACTGTAACGTGGACGGATTGATCGAGAACGGCGGCGGATGCGCCCACATGATCGCCGGAGATACCTGCTCACTCACCACGGACGAGATCATCGACATGATCGACGCACAGCCTACCGACCGCCTTTGCGTGCCGGCCTGCGGTATGCCAATCTGCGCTGAGGATCCGTCGGATCCCAAGAACTATCCTAACGCCCTCGTGACAGTTAAGGCCCGTGGGGCGGCGATCATCATGTTCCCCTCCGACTGGGGCGAGAAGAAGACGGAACTTGATACTGCGTGCCGCGAACTTGGCTCAAAGTGCTCACTGGGTCCGGCAGGTCCATTTCCCAGCCCTAGTCCTTCGCCGTCTCCTGCGGTATAGTTCCCGTCAGGGGGACTCTCTATGACCTTCATGGATAACGTGATCATTCTCTCGAAGGAGGGCCGCGCCTGGGCCACCCTGCTGATGCCCGTAATCTCCTCATTCGTGGCCGGTTGGCACCTTCCTCAGCCAAGCTGGACAAAGACGAGGGTCCGAGATACGCAAGACAGATGAGGCAGCGGCTCTCTCACAAGTACATCCGGGGTCACGGAATAGAAGTCGGTGGTCTTCACGCCCCTCTCCCGGTGCTGCCGGGATGCCATGTTGATTACGTCGACCGGATGTCGCTCGAGGACCTCAAGAAGCACATGGATAGGGCTCCGGCGCAAACCACCGTCATCGTCGACGACGCCGAGAAGCTCCTGAACTTCGAGTACGAGTCGCTCGACTTCATCATCGCCAACCACGTCTTCGAGCACTGCAGGAGCCCGCTCGAAACACTGTGCGTATGGGCGAATCGACTGAGGCGGGGTGGGATCGTCTACGCGGCCATCCCGGAGAAGAACCATACCTTCGACCGGCCCAGGGCCGTGACGCCGTTCGCGCACCTGCTGGCCGACTTCGGTCAGGAGGAGACGGATGACGAGGCCCACTACAGGGAGTGGATCTCTATCATCGACGGCATCCATGGCGACGAGCTCGAGAGGCGCGTCCGACATTGCGTCTCCGGGAAGGTCAACATCCACTTCCACGTGTGGGACCGGGCCGCGATGGACGAGATATTCCGATGGTCCGCCGACATCTTCGACGTC